GAAAAGTACTTGGATAAACTTAATCCTAGAATCGAATTTGAAATAGTTGAAATAAAATTGTAAAATAATTAGCTAGTAAGAGAAACTTGATTAACTTTTGAACTTTATAAACCAAAAACTTAAACAAAATGCAAAACGATAAAATTAAAGTAGGGGCGGTGTTGGTGGCTATTGATGATGTACCACAACTATTGACAAAAGGTAAGGGATACCCAATTTATTCAGTGTTAGAAGATAAATTTATGATAATCAATGATTATGGGCATACACACATTGTTTATTTTTGTGATTTAGTAGTACACTTCAAGTTCAAAGAAGAACCAGCAGAAGATGAGATTAAGGTAGGGGATGAGTATGTGGGGAAAACTACAGGTGGTACATATACGGTTAAGGAAATACGAGAAGATGCGTATAGATGTTGGAATGGGTCGGAGCATATTTGTTACACTAGACAAGAGATGAATGATTTTTTTACCAAAAAACCAAAGCCATTAGCAAAAGAATCAATCGAAGAAGTTCAAGGATTCTATATGGTGGTGGTAAGTGGTAGTATTTACCCACCAACTGAACAGCACAATGATTTTGATTATGCACTAGGTGAAGCAACTAGACTTTCCAAAAAAGAAAATAAAACCGCATACGTCCTAAAATCAGTTACACAAGTTGAACAGGTTTCAAAAATTACAAACCTTAAAAAATAATAGCTTGTCACAATATGTGACGGACTAAAAAAAACTAAAACCATGCAAGACGATAAACACAGAGTGAAATTATCTAAAGAATATCAAGAGAATGATTATTTTCACCAAATCAAATAAAATAGTAAATTTGTAGTATGGCAGCACCAATAGGGAACCAATTTTGGAAAATGAGAAGTAAGCACGGACGGGATAAATTGTTTGCTTCGCCTCAATTATTATGGGAGGCAGCATGTGATTATTTTGAGTGGTGTGAAAGTAATCCACTTTATGAAACCAAAGCATTTGCATTTCAAGGAGTTGTAACTACTGAAGAATTGCCAAAAATGCGAGCAATGACGATGAGCCAACTATGTTTCTATCTTAACTGCAATGAAGCGTATTTTAGGACATTTAAAGCGCAATTGCCAGACGGGGAAATAGATTTTAACACGGTCATAAAAGACATTGAGCAGATTGTGTTCAATCAAAAGTTTCAAGGGGCAGCAGCCGACCTCCTAAATTCAAATATTATAGCTCGAGATTTGGGGTTGACTGATAAACAAGAAGTGAAGCACGAAGGAGATTTAAGTATAAATACGGTAACATTCAGGTAATGAAGGTTAATGTTGTAGTTGAAACAGACCCAAAATTCGATGTACTGTACAACCCACCGCCAGGAACTAGGGTAATTATCTTAATTGGTGGTAGAGGTGGTAAGAAGACTTATGAAGTTTCAAAGGCGATTCCTTTTCATGCTTGTATCAAGGGCAAAAAGATTCAGCTACTTAGAGATGAAGCTACAAAGATTAAAAAATCAATTCTATCAGAAGTATTTGAAAGGTACGACACAGCCAACGAGAATGGAGCATTTGACGGTTCGTTTATTCGAGGTGAAAATGAGATTAAGGCAATCAAGGTAAATCCAAAAACGGGCGTTAAAACATTTGAGTCTGTAGTATTTACTCAAGGGTTCAGGGCATCAAGCAACGAAAAGACTTCACACATGAAAGGTGTTGCTAATGTAGATATCGGAGTAGTGGAGGAAATGGCAGATATTCGAGATATGGCCAAGTTCTTAAAATGGCAACATTCAGTAAGGCAGGAAGGTTCATTTGTAATAATGATTCTGAACACGCCCGACATTTACCACTGGGTAATTACAACGTATTTTAATATTGTACCGGTAACACTAGAAGATTACCCACAATATACGCAAAATGATATTGACGGGTATTACAAGTTAGTTCCAAAGAAATTAAAAGGTGTTCATGTAATTCAAACAAGTTACAAGAATAATGAACATTTACCAAAAGAGATTGTAGATGAGTATGAGTCAAGCGGCATTAAAGGTAGTCCGTATGAAGATATACACTACTTTCTTACAGAGATTGAGGGATTAGCTTCCACCGGCAAGAAAGGTCAATATTTCAAGAGATATAAAATGATTTCTTTGGAGGAGTATTTAAAGTTAGATATGCAAGAAGTTTACGGTCAAGATTTTGGTACACGTTCACCAGCAGCAATAGTTGGAGCAAAGGCTTATAAAAACAAAATCTATGTTCGTGAATTAAACTATGAACCTTTGGACCTATTAGCATTTGCGTTCAAATTGGATAGTCTAGGTATTACAGAAGATTCTTTGATAATTGCAGATAGTGCCGAGCCTAAGACTATTGGTAAATTACGTTATGGATTAGCCGACTTGATGAGTGATGAAGATTGCCAGCGATATCCAACTGCCGCAAGTGGATTTACTAACATTCGAGCGGTGTCTGATAAAGGTATAATGACTGGATTGAGTTCTTTACTTTCCAAAGAGATTTATGTAGTTGAAGGAAGCGATAATATAATAAAAGAATTTGCGTTGTATTGTGAAGGGAAAGACATGAACGGGAATCCAACAGGTAAACCAATAGATGACCATAACCATTGCTTTCATGGGGAAACGATTATTAAAACAGATGTAGGGAGTAAATTTATAAAGGATGTAAGGTGCGGAATGCAAGTATATAATAGCGGTGGTTGGTGTAAAGTAGTTAATAACTTTAACAATGGATGGAAAGAGATACGAGAATATAAACTTATATTTGAGAACCAAAACATTATACTAAAATGTACAGCGGACCACAAAATCAAAACGTCAACGGGATGGATAGAAATATCCAAATTGAAAGATGGAATGACACTATTCCTATACAATACTTCAATGACAAAGCATTCAGATTGTACAAAGGCGAAAGGTACTTTTCGAGAGGTTGTACAAGAATGCACACAGAAGTTTGGAAATTTCATAATGGGGAAATACCAAAAGGATTCCACATACATCACAAAGACGAAAACCCACATAATAACAGTATTGAAAACCTTGAATGTATCAAAGGTAGTGAACATCTTAGCGCGCACATGCTTAAGCGTGACAAAACGGAAATGCGAAGGAAAATGCAGTATGCTAGAACATTTGCCGACAAATGGCATGGAAGCGAAGCAGGTAGGGCGTGGCATAAAGTGCATAGTATTACTTCGTGGGTTGATAGGGAATATAGAACGCTTATTTGCCAACTTTGCGGAAAGGAATACAAAACAAGACATGGTGGCGTATCAAAGTATTGCCATCAAAACTGCAAGGCTCAAGCACTTAGAAATAGGAGAAAAAACGAATTGCATAGTCTATGATTTGCAAGTAGAAAAAACACATGAGTATTTAGCAAATGGCGTTCTAGTACACAATTGCATTGATACTATCAGGTATATCAACAACGAGCATGGAAAGTGGTTTTAGCTTGCACAATTAAAATATAAAACTTAAATTTACAAAATGATACACGCAAAAGATTTACGCATAGGCAATTTGGTATGGACTAAGTCAAAGCCAACAAGTATTAACCAAAACAATGAAGTACTAACAATTGTATGTATGGTTAGGGTAGAGGACTGCGATGAATATATACCTATCCCACTTACCGAAGATTGGTTGGTGAAGTTTGGATTTGATAAACGTATTTCTGGTGGTGAATGGCATTTTGCGAAAAGAATACAAGGAAGCAAGGAGTTTATTTTGAATATGGATTTTGTACTATGTGACATTGATTTGCATGCTAAAGTTATACACGTCCATCAACTCCAAAACCTTTTTTACATTTTGTGCAGCGAAGAATTAACACTAAATGAAGCGTAAATCAAAAGGCAGATTTAAAAAGTAAAGTATGATAAAAATACTAATAGCATTAATTCTACTATCATTCATATTCAAAATATTTTGGGATGATTACGATAGTGACGAAGGGCGTTTTAATAATGAGAAAAATAAATAATTTGCAATATTTCTTTGTAATTATAAAATAAACTTATATTTACAGCGGAAATAAATAGTTTTAACCGCCCTAGCTCGAAAATTAGCGATGTAATATTGCCAAGAGAGTAAAGGGTTCAAAATGAAGGGTTGAGTAAATTTGAGCTTAAAATAGGCAAATTCGGCAT